CATTGAATCTTGTGATTTACAGGATGATTGCTTACATGATTTTTTACCTATTGGCATCATTAATGTTTGCTCACCTGTTTTAAATGTCAATTCTCTAATTGCTAAAATTAAATAAATTCTATCTTCTTCAAGAATATCTTTATAAGATCCTCTTTGATTACCATACATAATTTTTGTACATGATAAAACAATATTATTTAATCCTTCATCAACTTCTTTTAAGTTATCTTCATCAATAATAGAAAATGCTCTAATTTCAGCAACCTTAGCTGGCCTAATATGAATTTCAAAATCATCTCTGTAGAATTTTCCTCGAGATGGAAATTCACCTAAGTTTAACCTAGTGTATCCTACCATTGCATTTAATCTTTTAATTTCAGGATCATCTGCTGTTACTTTATCCATTTGTCTGTTAACATCAACTTTACCTAATTCAGTAACTATTTCATTAGGGGTCTCTGTAGCTTCTACTGCAATACCTTCAGCAGCAGCAAATTCTTTCTTAATATTTTCTTCGTGCTCTTTTGACATTTTTAATTATTTTTTATTAATTGTTTTTCAATTTTATTTTCATCAACAATATGTTCTACTATTAACTGTCTAACATATCTAGAAATAGCTACAGGCTTTGCACCAGTTTCCATTGATTTTTGTATAATTATTGTATTTAAACTATCTTCATCTTCAGGTGTTAATAAAACCTGTAATTTTTTAGTAAGTCTTTTCTTTTGTGGAATGAGTTCTTGTACAGTTTCATTAAAACCATATTTAGAATTATCAGATTTAAATTTACTAATCCAATATTCAACTCTTTTTAAAACATCACTTAAAGATTCATCGTTATCAAAAACCTCTAACACTTCTCGTTTAAAAGCTTTAGTTCCAAAATCTTTAACTGCTCTTTTAATATATTTTCCAGTTCCAAAGTTATTTGGATTATCATTTACTGAATATCCTACATAAACTTTGTTTGTTTTTTGCTGTTGTAATTTATAGATAATCATTTTCTATATTATATATTTTATATTATATATTAGGGAGAAGGCAAAAAAACTGGGAATACATTAATATTCCCAGTTTAATATTTAAAATTTATGCTCCTACGTTCTCCTCAACCCAGTGATCACAACGATAAGTCATTGTTAAATCAACTGCGTCTTGGTTCTCATAACTCAATTCATCCACAAAATCAGGTTGTCCTGTTGGGAATACATCTTTAAATGTAATCTTTCTGAAGATATCTCCTGCTCTGTTATATTGAACTACAATCATACTTCCTACGTAATCTTTCTTTAATCCCATTTCACCAGTTAGTGGATCATAGATTAAGTTATTCCAATTACGAAAAGTATTATAAATATAGTTTTCGTTTGCTTCATTCAAGTTAAGACTGAAGTTAAGTGTTAAATCAACAAACGTCTGAGCTGGCATACCTGCATAAGATCTATCAGCAAATTTATATTTTTGATTTATAGCATCAATAGATGGATTTAAGTTATTTAATCCTCCGATTGTTTTTACTTGCTCTAAGATTAAACCCGTATCATCCCCTAGTGGTGAAAATACAGTCACCTCAAATAGGTTAGGCTGAATAGGTTCGTACCTTTGGCTACTGGCCCTTGATTGGGTATAATGTGGTAGTGGCATATTTTATTTGTTTTTTTATATATTCGTCTTCTTTATCTTCTTATTGGAAGTTTCCTGAACTAATTGCACCAGTTCTAAGAATAGTTGTTCTTTGTACAAGAATTTCCATTCCTCTCGTTGGTTCAATATATGTATCTAAGATACCTACATTTTGATCAATAACTTCTGGTGTGTTATTAGTTTCATCCATTATATTTCTATAATCATAAACACCGTCATCATTTTGAACAGTTGCTAAGAAGTTATCAGCTAATGTTTTTATTTCCAATCTTGTTTGAGCTGTATTAAATTCAAATAAGTAGTTTTTAAGAATTGCTTCAATACCATCTTGGATATAAATTACAACCTCTCTAACATTAATTGAACTTAAAGCAGATTTTGGAACCTGTTGTGCAGTTTTATTTGCAAATATAGTTGGTCCTGTTCCACTTTGGAATACAATTGGATTAATTCCGAATGGTTCTAAATAATAACGATCTTCTTGGTCTAAATTAATTTCTAATCCTACAACCCCATTTCCACCTATTACTCCACGTCTTACACCAGCCACGATTGACCAAGGTAATGCATTTTCATATTTAAGAATAAAGTTATTAGATACATTTGCAGCAGGAGGAACACTTATGTTCTTTCCTAAATCTCTAACAGTTAAGAATGGATAATAATACCCTCCCCAAGATCCACCACTCGTAGCGGCAGGTAATGAGAATCTAACAGTTGGATTTAATGCAAGATTTCCACCTTCAGATATAAACTTAGAAGATAAACCACCCGTAGCATCAGAGAAGCTTGGATCTGTATTTTTCTTAAAGTCTTTAGCAGATGGTGCATTAACAATTGCAAACGCGTTTTTTCTACTCATACATAAATTAGTATAGATAGCTTTACAATTTGCTTCAATTCCATTTCCATAAGTATCTACTACATATCGGAAGTTAATTGTTTCTCTATCAATTAATGCTTTATATAAATTTGTTCCACCTAAGATAGGGCTTAAACATTTGTTTTGTCTAGAATTAGTTCCATCTGGTACATGTTTAGTTGAATCTAATGCAAATCCAGGTAGTTCAAATATATTAAGGTAATCAACCCAAGAATCAATTGGATAATAAACCTCTACTGTTTTTGTAGAAGCACCTTGTGTAGTTATACTAATTTCAGATTGACAAGTTACTTTCATACAGGTTGTACCTGCAGGAATAATTGGATATTCTGAAGGAGTTAATCCACCTTCAACTATATTAATTCTTGTTAACCTAGAATGTGGTACAGATGCAGAACCTTCAAAATTTACCATGTAATTTCCTACTACTATATCAGCAGCTTCTGGTGAAGTTGTTGCTATAAGTATTTCATTTGGTTTAAGTGTTGGTTCATTAATTGAATCACCTATAATATCCACAGTAAGGTTAAGAGCGCCTTTTAATGTTTGTACACCAAATACATTCGGTCCAAATAATAATGGATTTAATGCAGTACTATCAGATTTTTCAAACTCACCTGCTGCATCAATTGTAAATTCAGCTTGAGATGTTAAGTTTGAAAATGAATCTTCTTGATAAGGAGTAACACTAACCGCGGGTAAATAATATGCCGGGTCAGATATTGCCTTCTTGGTTGCAGCTGATGTAGCACCGGCTCCGTCAATAATCCATCCAAAATCTATAGCATTCATTGCTAAGTATGAAGTATAGACACCTAGTGCATCTTTATAAACTGCTTCATCACCATCAGTTAATGTACCGTTAGCAAATTGTTTTTGTAGCATTGATCCATAAGAACCAATAATCCCAGCAGCTCCACCGTTTACATTTGTGTTTCTTACAAAACCAAAGTCAGCTTCATTAATGTAAGTATAACTTGCAGCTGCCCCAATTGGGAAGTCAGCTAATGCAGTAGAACCTACATCTGATAATAATACAGTTACGGTATTACCTACAGTTTGCACAGAAATCACTGGTACCCATTCTCCAGTTACAGAATCTAATATAAATGATCCTACTAATGAATCTGTATTTGCTCTCATTCCTGAGAACGCATCCCATATTGCATCTTTAGTGGCGTTGGTATTTACAATTTGTATTTGGATACCTCCACCAGTTGGAGAACCTACTGTAATTGTACTTGTATCATTTACTACAGTATTTGATAATTCCCCAGTTCTTGCGTAAGCTAAGTCCGAAACAATTGATCCACTATACGATAGAAAGTTAACATCATCTTGAATGGAAGTAGATTGAGTATATTCAATATTATGACCTATCATGTCAATTCCACCAGGTACACCATCTATTAATGTATCGCCATCAAATAAATCTTCATTCACAGTAACAAATAATCCTGTAGATGCAGTATCAGCATTAATAACTTTTTCTACGAAAAGGTTATTACCTAATAAATCTACAAAGTCTGGAAGTAAACATGCAGTATACGTTGCCTGTAATGTTACTTCAGTTTCATTAAAGAATTCTTGCATTAATGTATCAGTAGAATCAGTTGCAAACTTCTTTCTTAATAAACCTTGTGTTGGATCAAAATATTTTTGAAATAATGGATCTGCCGCAAATCTTGAATAAGGAGTAGTCGTATTAAAATCTCCACCAAAGTTACCTTCTAATACAAAGACATCTACAAAAAAGTCAGATATTAAACTATCTTTATTTAAGTATCCTGGTACATTTGCAGCACCATACCATTCTTCAACTGTTACTTGATATGGTAATACGTTAGTGGCGGCAGATTTTTTGACAATTACAGATATAGGATTTTGACCTAAGTTTGTAACATCTAATAAATCATTAACTGTTAATGAACTTAAAGTATTAGTGTTAGCACCAACATTTGTTAAAAAATCATCTGTTGATGGAAACCAAAATTTATCTCTGTTATAAAATTTTGCATATTCATAATCAGCACCAATGTTTGATTGCGCCTCTGGTGTTGCCGATGTGGCAAACCTAACAGCATTTACTTTATCTTCAGCATCTAAGCTTAATAAATTAAGTGCAAGAATAGGTCCTCTTTCAAGGGCTGATAAACAGCTTCTGTGGAAAAAAGAATCTTTTCTTTCTAAGTTTCTATCTATATCACCGTATACTTGCTTAAAAAAACCTGTATCGGGAACAAAGACGGGTGTGTTGAATGGACCTCTTTTAGAAAAACCGACCACCAGTCGAGTTTGATTAGCTGGGATACTTACAACTTGACTTTTATCAAATTCAAACCTATATGTTCCTGCAGCCTTAAGAGAAGCTATTTTTGGATCTAGTGCCATCTTATAATATATTTTTTTTGTTTATTTGTTTTTTTATATATCTACCAAGTAACTACTTTTTATACTAAGTCGTAGATATCAAAATTTAGATTCCCACCCTTTGAATCTTTTTCTAAAATTTCTTCTATCTTATTTTGAATTGAAGGATCTATCTCATCATATATCTCTTCAACAAAATCTGAAAAATCTAATGTAGTGAAGAATTCAGAACTATTTATACAAGTCATAATTAAATCATCATTACCTAATTGCCCTGCATAAGATCCGTTTGGGAGTTTACCAAACGTAGAAGATTCTTTTACAGTATCTTTATCATAGATGCTAATTTTATTTTGAGAAATATATTTTTTAAAATTTTGACAAAAAATAGGTTTATTATCTTTCTTTACTTTTAATCCAAATGATTTTGTTTTAGCATCAACTCTATGTTTAAATTTAACTACACTTTCTTCATCAAATTCATTCCTCTGAGGAAATACAGTTTCCATTCTTTTTATTAATTCTCCGCCAAACATATTCCATTCTATAATTAGTTTTACGTTTTCTGAGTGAAATAAATCAAATGCTAAAATGTATAGTGTTTTTGCAAATTCTTCTATAGTGTGAGAATTACTTCTGAACCTTCCTACTTGTCTTATACCAAAAAAGTCAACAAAACTACCAGGGGTCGTTACACCCTTCCAGTCTTTTTCATCTAGCATTCTAACTTGGAAAATATTAATAACTGAATAGTCTCCACCCGTTCCTTCGGCAATATCAACCGAAAATACCCAATAGTTATAATCTTCTTCTATTTCATCAAGATTAAAATTAGGTTGCCATAATAAACTAGAATAATCAATTTCTGCATCATCAAATTCTGGTATCTCTTTATGTTCAAATTCTATTTGGCCTTGTGTTAATTTTTTTAAACTAGCTGCGCTTAGTAA